GCAAAGAAGCGTTACATTCTAAATGTATGGGACAGTGAAGGAGTTCGTTATGAAACGCCGAAACTTAAAATCATGGGTCTTGAAACTGCGAGATCTTCTACACCCGCTTATTATAGAGATAAACTCTATGAAGCGTTCAAGATTATTATTAATAGTGATAATGATAGTCTTATTAAGTTCATTGACAAGATTCGTATTGATTCTCGCAATCAAGATATTGCAGATATTTCTTTCCCTCGTTCTCTTAATAATCTGAAGAAGTATTATAGTTCCTCTGACTTATATCAGAAGGGAACTCCTATTCAGGTTCGTGGTGCTATTCTATACAATCATCTTCTCAAGAAGAAGAAACTGGAGAACAAGTATCCACCAATTCAAGAAGGAGAGAAGATCAAGTTTGTTTATCTGAAGGAACCTAATCCAATTGGAGAAAACATTATTGCTTATTTTCAAACTCTTCCAGCGGAGTTTAACTTGAACAAGTATATTGATTACGATATGCAGTTTGAGAAAAGTTTTCTGGAACCACTTAGAAATGTTCTAGATACTATTGGTTGGCAAGTGGAACGTCGGGGAACACTTGAATCTTTCTTCACTTGATGGTATACTGTAAAAAAAGGAGTACGTATGAGTTTTCTTAAATCTGTTATTAAAGAACTGGACAATGAATTTGCGTCGGTTGCTGATGAAGGAGTCGCTGCTGGTGACTGTGATGGTTTCGTGGATACTGGCAGTTATATTTTTAATGCACTCCTGAGTGGAAGTATCTATGGTGGACTTCCTTCCAATAAGATTACTGCACTTGCTGGAGAATCTAGTACTGGTAAAACATTCTTTGCCCTGTCTATTGTTCGTTACTTCCTAGAGAATAATCCTACAGGAGAAGTAATCTATTTTGAATCTGAATCTGCAGTAACTCGTAAGATGATGCAGGATCGTAAGATTGATACCCGTCGTGTGGGTATCGTGCCTGTCTCCACGGTGCAGGAATTCAGGACTCAGGCGATCAAGGTGGTGGATGAGTACATGAAGGTCAAAGCGTCCGACAGACCCCCTCTGCTGTTCGTTCTGGACTCTCTGGGAATGCTCTCCACCACAAAGGAACTGGAGGACTCTGCAGCGGGTAAGGAGACGCGAGATATGACCCGTGCCCAGGTGGTGAAGTCTATCTTCAGGATTCTGACTTTGAAGCTTGGTGTCGCTAAGATTCCTTTGATTGTAACTAACCACACATATGATGTTGTTGGTTCGTATGTTCCAATGAAAGAAATGGGTGGTGGTACTGGTCTTAAGTATGCTGCATCAACTATTGTATATCTCTCCAAGTCTAAAGAGAAAGAAGGTACTGAGATTGTTGGTAACATCATCAAGTGTAAAGCATTCAAGTCACGTTTTACAAAAGAGAATTCTCAGGTAGAAACTAGACTGTATTATGATGAACGAGGTCTTGACCGATACTATGGTCTACTAGAACTCGGTGAGAAGTATGGAGTCTTTGAACGTGTTGGTAACAGATACAAGATTGGAGAAACATCTGTGTATCCAAAGTCTATTCTTTCAGATCCTGAGAAATATTTCACTACAGAAGTGATGGAACAACTTGACAAGGCTGCTCAGAAGGAGTACAGTTACGGTTCATTTGAAGAGGAGGAAGACCAACTTGATTGATAAGATTGAACGTAAAATTTTATCTAAGTTGATTCATGATGAATCTTATCTCCGTAAAGTAATTCCTTTCATCCAAGATATTTACTTTGATATTCATTCGGAAAAAACTATCTTTCAGGAGATCAACAATTTTGTAACTCAGTATGGTACATGTCCAACCAAGTCTGTACTATCAATTGAGATAGAAAACAGAACAGATCTTTCTGAAGATGGATATCAAGAATGCTCTAAGATTCTTGATGAACTTCGTGATGAGAAAGTAGATGAACAGTGGTTGATTGATACCACAGAGAAGTGGTGTAAAGAACGTGCAGTGTATCTTGCACTGATTGAGTCTGTAAAGATCGCGGATGGTAAGGATAAAACTAGGAGTCGTGATGCAATTCCTAGTATCCTTTCTGAGGCTTTGTCTATCAGTTTTGATGATCATGTTGGTCATGATTACTTCAGTGATGCAGATGCACGATATGAGTTCTATCACAAGAAAGAAGAGAAGATTCCATTTGATCTAGAGATGTTCAACAAGATCACTAAAGGTGGTCTTCCTAGTAAAACTCTGAACATTGCACTTGCAGGAACTGGTGTTGGTAAATCACTGTTTATGTGTCACCAAGCCGCATCTTGTTTGATGGATGGTAAGAATGTTTTGTACATTACTTTGGAGATGTCTGAGGAAAGAATTGCAGAACGTATTGATGCAAATCTATTCAACGTAGATATCAAGTCTCTGATGGATCTTCCTAAACCGATGTTTGATACTAAGGTGCAGAAGGTTCTGAAGAAGACTCAGGGAACTCTTATAATTAAAGAGTATCCAACAGCATCTGCTCATGCAGGACATTTCAAATCTCTACTTAACGAGCTATCTCTTAAGAAGGGATTTTCTCCAGACATTATTTTCATTGACTACCTCAACATTTGTTCTTCAAGTAGATTCAAAGGTACTATCGTTAACTCGTATACTTTTGTCAAAGCCATTGCAGAAGAACTTAGGGGACTTGCTGTAGAACATAATGTCCCCATCGTATCTGCTACACAAACTACTCGCACAGGTTATAGTTCTTCTGATGTTGATCTCACTGATACCAGTGAGTCCTTTGGTCTTCCTGCTACTGCTGACTTCATGTTTGCTCTCATCTCCACTGAGGAACTTGAAGAACTTAACCAAATCATGGTTAAACAACTCAAGAACCGATACAACGATCCGACCATGAACAAACGTTTTGTGATCGGTATTGACAGAGCTAAGATGAAGTTGTATAATCTAGAGGACAGTGCTCAGACGAACATTGTTGACTCTGGACGAGAAGAGGAAGAAGATTACGCTTCTGTCCTTGATAAAAAATTCCGAAATTTTGATGGTTTCAAAGTATGACGCAACAAATTGATCAACATAAATACATTGACTTTGTAAATAACGTTACTAGTATTTCTTCTAGTAATCCCGAAGCATTCATTGATCGGGTAAATGAACTTGAACGTAAGTTGCCTGAAGACAACATCAACGGGGTTGGTGTTGATTTAAACCGACTTCTGACTGCTGCAATTGGTATTTGTGCTGAAGGTGGTGAGTTTGCTGAGATCGTCAAGAAGATTTCTTTCCAAGGTAAACCTTACAATGAAGCAAATCGTGAACACATGATTGTTGAACTTGGAGATGTGATGTGGTATATCGCACAAGGTTGTATTGCACTTGGAGTTGACTTCAATGAGATTCTTGAAAGAAACGTTCAAAAACTTACATCAAGGTATCCAGAAGGTACATTTGATGTATACTACTCAGAGAATAGAAAAGAAGGAGATATCTGATAAAGGTATCCGAGAAGCAATGAGAGAGACTCTAATTGGATTCTCTCTCCACCCAAAAGTCTTTAAGAGAAATAAATAGAGGGGAATTAACCCCCTCTTTTTTAATGGCTAAACGCGGAACGAAGAAGTCAACTTCTGCACCAATGCTGTCTGGAGTTTTAAAAACAAAAGTTCTAGCAGTAATGAATTCTTTGGGTGGAGATAACTTTGCCTGTTACAATATTGATAAGGTGAATGTTGGCACAGATAGGGCAAAGATAAAATTTTACATGAAGGTATTGGTTAAAAAATCCAATCGTGATTTGGCAACTAATCAAGTTGCTGCCGAATTAGAAAAAAACAATATACCTTTCATACGAGATGATTATGTAATAGATGTCCCACTAAATCCATCTGATGCAGCTGCTGGCGATAAGATACGATTGGAAATTAAACCAACAGCTGGTGGATCTGGTGCTGGTGCAATTGAAACTGCAAAGAATGAATCTGCACAAGCTTTATTCTGTGCTTTGAGGTGGAGTAGAACTCAAGATCTTACCGCAAATAACTGGAGTTTTGATGATTTGCAAACAGTATATTCTGCAAACTGCGATTTAAATCCAACTTCATTGTGGTCAAATGATATTGAAGTTTTGTTGACTGTAAATCCAAAGTGGATTGAATCTCATATAAAAGGTGCAAATTTAATTTATAAAAAAATTAGAGAGATTAGTTCTTCTAAAACATATACTTTCCATAGAGGAAGTAATGTAGTAAAACAAATTGAAAATACCTTTAAGAGGTGTGATAAGATATATCCAGGTGGTAAAAATTTCTCAGATCTTAATAAGTGGAGTCCAGCAGATATTTACATTATTAGTAATGAGTTTATAACTTCAGGTCTTTCTCAACTAACAGCATCTCCTTCTCTGGAAGTTCTAAATCAAAAGATGCAAGAATATTTTGATTCTGGAGATTTAATTGGAATTTCTTTGAAAAAGATTGAAAGTGGAGATGGTCGTTGGTCTGTTAAGAATCACAAAAATATTCCCAAGGATGTTAGTCAGGTAAGTTTTAGAGGACTTGAGGGAACATTCAAATCAATTGACGTATATGTTAAGTGGGGTACAGCTAAAGAAGATAGAATTCAATTTAGAAATACTGGATCCGATCTTTCGTGGCAGGGAGAAATTAAAGGATTGTCTGCTGCTCAGGGAAAAATTGGTGGTGGTATTGTGGATGGGTATATTGAAAAACTTTTTCCAGGAAAAAGTCTTGGTGTAAAAAGTGGAAACGCATCAATTAAAACTAAGACGCATCCTACTAGAGCATCAGCTTCTAATCGTACAGAGGTTACTGATGATATATTCAACATCTGTAAAGAGTTAAAACCTAAGCATCCAAATTTTTTGAATGACTTTGTTGATGATCCTCAAACTAAAGTTAATATATCAAGAGGTGTTCCAGATCCAAATGATACCAAATCTGAGAAAGGACATTCATGGAGATATTCAAAATATATAAACATGAAACTTGCCAAAATTATAGACGGATTAACTCCAGCTCAGAGAGATCAGCTGGTGCGCTCTTGGTACTACTATGCCGCTTCGCAAAGTGACCTATCAGCCGTCTATGCCAAGGTAGAATGAGGTAGAATACAGTCATGGCAAAGAACACACACCTAGAGCACCTTGAAGACGATATCCTCAATCTCGGAAGCGAGGGGGGGAGATCTGCTATTGCTTTCTTAAAGTCACTGGGAGGAATGCTCTCTCAGGGAGACAAGAACAAATCTGTTAAAGTCACAACTAAGTGGGACGGTGCGCCTGCTATCATTTGTGGCATTGATCCAATTACCCAAGTATTTTTTGTTGGAAACAAATCTGTGTTTGCTAAAACACAACCTAAAGTTTGTGTCAGTGAATATGGTATTGATCAAATGTATCCAACCAGTGGACTTAATCATATTCTGAAAGAGTGTCTTAAATATCTTTCGCAACTTAACATCAAAGGAGTTATCCAAGGAGATCTTCTCTTCACGAAAGATACAAAGAAGGTAACTACTATTGGAGGCAAACGTTGCGTAACTTTTACACCAAACACTATTACCTATGCTATCCCTCTTGATACGGATTTGGGTCAACGTGTCAACAGTGCTAAGATTGGCATTGTTTTCCATACTTCTTATTCTGGTGCATCCTTGGCGGAAATGTCTGCTGGGTTTGGTGTGGATGTATCTCCATACCAAGGAAATAAAGATATTGCTGTTTTCTCTTCCGACTTCAGTGACGCAAGTGGTGTTGCAAACTTTACTCCTCAAGAACTAGTAAAGTTCAATGCAGCAGTGAATCGTGCAGATGGTTCTCTCAGACAAGCATCTAAGTTCCTTGATGTGATGAAAGGATCTGATCGTTATGCATTCAATGCAATCTTCAAACAGTTCTTCAATACATACATTCGTGGTGGGTCTGCAATTCCTCCTGTGAAGAAAGTTGTCACTGACTTTGCAAAGTATTACTCTGCATTGATTGACAAAGAGATCAATACTAAGAAGACTCCTGCTGCAAAATCCAAGTGGGAGAAAGTAAAACAGGATGGTATGAAGTTTATCTCTACCAATGAACGTTCTATCTACATGACTGTCGCTGCATACAAGAATCTCACAGAAGCAAAACTGATGGTGATTCGTCAACTAGAAAAGGTTAAGGACATCGGTACTTTCCTCAAAGACGGAAATGGATATCGTGTTACCGCACCAGAAGGATTCGTTGCAATTAAATCTGGTCGTGCAATGAAACTTGTTGACAGACTTGAGTTTTCTGTTGCGAATTTTACCGTAGATAAAGAGTGGGACAAATAAATAGAATATAGTCCTTACCTTATTTTAATGAAATCTTTTAACGACTTTTTGTGTGAAGCTAGAACTAAGGCAGGATTGGAAGCGGAAAAGAAAGGTTTAATTCATACGGGAAAAGGATACTACGCAGATGCTAAAGGTAACATTGTTGCCAAAGCAGAGGGTGGTGCCCGTCTAGTTCCTTTGACTCCAGAGGAAAAACAAAAGTTACAATCTGGATCACCCTTAACTACCCCTCCAATGCCTCAGGGACAGATGCCAGCAGGTGGTCAAACTCCTGGTCAACAGCAACAGGTACAACAAGAGCCACCTAAGGAAGAAAAACCAAAAGATCAAAAGAAAGATGGTGAAGAAGAACCAATGGTTCCTCGCAATGAGGGAGGTGGATCTGTAGTAATTACTTTCGGCAGATTCAATCCACCACATATCGGTCACTTAAAACTGATTGAT